ACTGATGGAAAACCGTAAGCTAGTCTGCGTGAAAGTTTAGCAATCGGTACTAGTCCTGCTGAAGTACCTGCAGACTCGCCGCCTGCTGTTCCAACTACTGGCGAACCTTGCATTAACATTTCGCCTGCTGCGTTTGGTGTTGTATTAACCAATTTGCAAACAAATCGTGTATTTGGTGTGCCAATACGTGCAACTACAAAGCTGTTTGCACCACGCTGTTTAATAATGATACCATCTGTTTGGTTTGTTGAACCGTCGTAAAACTGTACGGTAATACCAGTTGCTGTAGTTGCTGGGGTATTAAGTACATCAGTTCCTCTTACATCTTTCTTTAATGGACGTCCCATTTGTTTCTCCTTGTATTTGACGTTTTAAGTCTACGCAGCGGGTTACTGCATAAGTCCGTAGTCTACGGCTCTCATTTAGACAATGTATTTATCCGCGACTCAGCATTGCCATCAATTCTATTTTTTCAACTGTAGCAATGACTCTGTTAATAGCATCTATTTCTTGTTGTGCTTGTTCTAGATGGCTTTTGCCGTGGGTTTGTCTATGATACATTAATGCAATGCTGTGATTTTTAATATGTTGTTCTACAATGGCTTCTATTCTTTTTACATCATGAGTGAACATAGGAAAGCGTTTGCGCCAAACATTAAAATGTTTTCGCAATTCAGGAAAATCTCGATCGCTTTCTATCTGCATATCGATATTTAAGTCAAACAAAAAGGCTCCGAAGAGCCTTTTTGAGTTTGTGTTGCTTGAACGTTTACTAATTAAGCAAATTTCAAGTTAGCTGTTGTAACAGCAACTTTGCCTAGGTAGTCAGCAGCGTTACCTAAAGATGACGCTGTGTTTGTTAACTCAACATAACCATAACGTGTCATGAAGCTAACTACTGGTTCAAATGTAGCTGGATCTAAAACAACACCACTGCTCATCAATGGAATGTATGGGCAATAGAATGCTGCTGCATCAGATTCGCTAGAACCTTTGTAACCAACTAAAACGTCGTCGCTTGTAGCGTAGCCGTTTACATAAACACGCATAGCACTGTTCAATGTACCAACAAACTTAGTGTTTGTAGGAGCTTCGAATGTACCTTCTGTTGTACGAGCAAATGCGCTTGTAGTAGCAGATTGTAGTAGTGTTAAAGTAGTTGGGGATACAACTGCCCAGTTACCAGCACCACGACGTGTACGTTGTGCAATCAAGTTAGCTGTACGGTTGATTTGAACAGCTAAAGCAGCATGCTCGTCACCAACGAATGTAGCAGTACCTGATACAGTGTTTTGGTCGTATGTTAATACAGTACCAGCTAATGAAGATAAAGAAGCAAGAACTTCTTGATCGATTTCAGCTGTAATTTCTTGTGCTAAAGCAGCCATGATTTCTGCTTCGATGTCAATGCCTTGTTGGGCTTGTGCATCTTGAGCAGCTTCAAACGTCCAGCGAGCTGACAATTTACGTGTCTTAGCTTCAACTGTTTGTTTCAAGATTTGAATGCTTAAACGGTTACCAGCGCGACCTTCTAAAGCTGCTGTTGAAGCTGCTTTGTCAGATGCTGCACCAGAATAACCTTCAGCGATCTTGAATGGGCTTAGAGCCTCATCACCAGCCGCTACGTCTGTACCGCTTGTGCTGTCAAAACTGTCAGCATAACGAACACGTAGAGTATGGATTTGACCAACTGGGCCAGTCATTGGTTGTACGCCTACTAATTCGTTAGCAATAACGGTAGGTAGTACACGTCTGATCACTGGAAGGATCACACGATTTAGTGTTGCAACGTTACCGGCGGAAGTTGCACCAGCAGTAGCAGACTCAGACAAATACTTGCGGGTATTTTCGAGAGTTGTTGCCATTACTGTGCGCTTGTTACCTTGAAGACCTTCTAAAAGGGCGTCTTTGGTTTCCGACCAGCGTGACTCGAGTAATTGTGACATTATAGTTCTCCTTAAACTTTTAGTCCCGCAAGCCTGCGGATGTCAAATATTTCAGCTGACTTTTCTTCGCCGCTGAATTTTTGTGCCTGTACTTTATCGCCTGTAATTTCTTTCGCCTCGGTTAATGCTTTTTTAGTAGGTGTTCCACCGTTCATTACTGCTGGTAGATACTTGTCAAAAGCACTGTATAATTTATCAGTTTGAACTGATTCTAATAGTTCGTTCATAACAGAACGCTTGTCACCAGTTAAAGGACCTAATAGTTCAGACATAACATCTTTACGTTGAGTGCTTTCCTTGATAACTGCAATTTCTTTTTCTTTACTTGCTACTAGAGTTTGTGTTTCTGCAACAATTTTCGCTGCTTCTTCAAGTTCTTGAGTTTTTTGATCAACAACCTTCATAAGTTTAGCTGTCTCTGATTTCTCGTTGAGATGACTTGCAGCGTATTCGCTTGCGAAGCTTTCAAAAATTCTGCGACCAAAATCGTTTCTGCGAGCACTGTCAATATCTTCTTTCAACTGTTTCATTTCAGATGTCAATCCTTTTGCGACTGTCTCTTCAATGATTTTTGCTGATTTAGAAATAAAGTCTTTCTTGATAGCTTCAAACTTAGCTTTGCTTTCGCGAACCAATTTAACTTTGGTTTCAGCTAGGTCTTTCTTATCTGAGTGGAATTCTGCGATTTCTTTCGCTAGGGCATCCACGATGAAAGATTCTAATTTTGCAACATTGCCTGCAACTGCTTTGCGATCTTCGTGTAGTTCTGCTAATTCTTTCTTAAGATTATTAAGAACAAATGACTCCATTGCTTGCGCATCTTGCGTCATTTTTGCTGCGTATTTTGCACGAGCATCAATTAGTCCTTGGCGGTCTTCTGCAAGTTCGCCTAGTTCAGCTTGTAGACGATCTGCTAGCATAGCTTCAACAGCTTCTACCATTGCGTCTTTGTCGTGTTCGTACTTTTGTGCAAATTCTTCACGTAGTTCAGCAGTAACTTGATCACGGTTTTCTTGAATTTTGCCTTGCCAGCTTGATTCAATCTCCGATTTGATTTCCTCGGAAATCACATTGTTCTCGAACAATTGTTTAACGATGTCTAGCATGTGATTCTCCTTGTTATTTGAGACCTGAAATTATTCTTTTCAGACTCTCTGCTAAGTACTTCTGTGCCTGAGTATCGCCTTTAACTTCTTGTGCTATTCTAAATGCCTGGTATCCACCTGTGTTGTTCATCAAGTGCTCATAAACTGGTGTGGGATATGCTCCCGGTGCGCTTGGTTGTGCTACAACGTCTACAGTAATAATTTCAAAACCTTGAACATTACCTTGTCCGTCAACTTCACCTGATCCGCGCGAACTAACTCCTAATTTAACTCCCGACTCCAACATAGTCTGAATTAACTGACCCATTGGAGTTGGTAGTAGTTTTAGTTTTCCGTAACCGTTAGGGCCGTCCATCCACATTTTAGTAATCATATGGGATACACGGTCAAGGTTAATACGTAAATCTGCCGGGTGATCGACTTCCCCTAGCACAGAGTAACCTCCAGCGATCTGCTCGTTGAGCGTTTTGACAGCCTTGCCAATTTCTTGAGAAGAATAAACACGTTGGTTTGCATTGCGAATGTCGCCCTGAATGCAAATACCGTTTAAGTGTAGCGACTTTTTACCGTCGCTACCTTCTTCGCTCTCCAAGACAATCTTAGCCTGGTCATAACTCAAATGTTCTGCTAGTGATAATCTTTTCACCTAAGTGTCCTCTTATCGACGGCCACGGAAAAGGCTTTGCTTGTTATCAGCGTTTTCACCAGCGCCTTTCTTTTCTGCGCCGTGTCCTGGCTCTTTTGTGGAGAAAGCATTACCTGCTTTTCCGCCTGGAACGTTGATGTTACCTGCATTCTCTTCTTTTGGCTTGTTACCTGCTAATCCACCTGCTGTGCCTTTTGAAGAACTATCTTCTTTGCCACCCAGAATGTTAGCTGCGGTACCGCCCATATCGTTTTTGCCTGCTACTGGTGATTTTGTATCAGCACCTTGTTCAGCAGCACCTTTCTTTTCAGCACCGTGACCTGCTGGAACTTTCTCAACATATTCACGTACTGTTTCTAATTCAAATTCTTCTTTTGGTTGCTCATCGGCACCCATTTCGTCTTCACCATCAAACTCGCCTTGTTCTTCTTCTGAGCCTGTTAGTGCATCAAACTTAGCTTGTAGTTCGTCGATGATATCACCTAAGTCAGACATGATTTCTTCTTCTGACTCTTCACCTTCTGGATCTTCTTCGCCGTCTAATTCGCCAGCTAGGTCGTCGGTTGCATCACTACCCATATCCATTTCATCGTCTGCTTCGATAGCAAGATCTTCAAAGTTTTCGTCAACTTTGTCTTCTTCTGCGTCTTCATCTTTAGCAGCTTCGTCCATTTCTTCGTCTTCTTCGTCGTCTTTTTCTTCTTCAGAAATTTCTGTTTCGATTAGATTTTCGTAGATTTCACGTGATTTAGCTACTACGTATTCGTGGAAAAGTTCTTCAGCTTTTGCTGAATCTTCATTTACCAAATGCTCTAGCATCTGGCTTAATAATTTGTTATCTGCCATGTTGTGTTCTCCTTAAGATTATGGTATTAGGCTGTAGTGTTATTTACTACGTAGATTAAAAAACTCCGTTAAATGGTACTTTTTTGAGCATTTTGATCGGAATATATAGTATCTGGAAATTTTCTTCCAAATTCGTCAGTACTTATATGACTTAGGTTTGGTAACAACGGTCCTAGTTTATCAGGGATAAATCCACCTGGTGCTATTACCCTAAAGAATTTTATGTGTCTAAATTCTCTAATAACTTTTTCAGTTTGACTTAACCAATTACCGTGGTAAGTTGCTGAATCTGTTGATTTTTTATAGTTAAATGTATCAGCGTACACATTGTTAAATTTGCCATTAACTCCTTGATAGTCAAACCCTAGTATGTATATTTCGCTGGCACCTCGGCTGGCTGCAAACCATAATGCTGTAGGCCCGGAACTCCACCCTTTGTGCGGACTAAAAAAGTTTATGCGATCCTTGGATAGTATTCCTTTATTGGGATTAGTCCATACTTCGTTTGTTTTATGATATCCTGCTGCTACAATTTCATTAACCATTTTAACGTCGACTGATATTAAAAAATGCGGAGCAAATTCTCTATACTGGGCATTACATCCGTAGACTGTGCCTATAGGCATTAAGTTAACACAATTAATTTTTAGTCTGCTAAGTCCATTACCTAAGACAAATGCTAATGGAGTATTAGATTTGGGTTTTTTAGGTGTATTGGCAGTTTCTACCATCGCAGGAGTTGCTGGTACTATCGGTGGGGTAGAGATCGATGTTTGTAATTTTTGAGCTTTTAGTGCGCGGCGAGCGGCTTTTTCTTCTTTACGCTGCTGTTTCTGCTGGTTCAATTGGAGTTCCGTACATTTGTTGTATAAAACTCTGCTCTGATTGTTTTTCTGCATTATGCGCTTCTGCTTGCAATCGTAATCGATTAACCTGTCGAAGCGTTAATCTTACTTTGCGAGTATCACTCTTCTTAACCACAGACGAATCTGTTTTGTTGTCGTAGCGACGATCAACAGCAAAGTCGTTTGTGTTGTCGTTAAAATAAATGAATTCTCTTAGAAGCATAATGTATTTATTACTGAGCTGGAGCTTCTTGGGGTATTGCTTCACCTTCTGCACCTGCGGCGCCTGCTTCAGCAGCAGCAGCCATATCCTCCGGTGCTTCGGCTGTTTGTGATCCAAGATCTGCAGCCATACCACCTGGGGTAATTCCTGCTGACCTCATCTCACTACCTGCGTCGGTAGCTGGTGCTAAATTAGCACCTTGCTCTTCTCTCCACATGCGTTCGTTTTCTGTGATCTCTTCTTGGGTCATGCCTAAGAATCGTTTCATAGCAAAGCGTTTGCTCATATGTGGAATTTCTTGTAGACTTGCAAATGTTGCAACTCTTGCTGTATCGAGTTCTGATTGACGATATGCAGCAAAATTCTGTGGTGCATTAAATTTAAGTTCAAACAATCCGCTGTCAATATTAATGCCTTCGGACTGTAGCCATAGTTTAAATTCTAAATCAAATGTTTCAACAATCATAGACTGTAAGCGTTCACAGTATTTGTTAAAACGTAATTCTTGGATGTATGCTGTACCTACTTTACCATCAGCTACTGTGTTCGAAGCGTCATCAACTGACGTTGGCAAATAAGAACTTGGAATACGCAGAGCTCGGAATAACTTGTTGGTAAAATAACGTAAGTCGGTGATCTCGCCTAGATTAGTACCACCTGGAAGTGTTTCTACTTTTGATCCACGTCCTTCTGCTGTCTGCGGAAAGAAGTAATCTTCATTCACACTTAATGGATTATAACTAGCGTCTACTACGTTTGCTCCACCGCCTGTGGCACTTGGAATACGACGTTGTTGGATTTCGTTTTTAACACGTTCAACAAAGCTCATGGCCATGTGTGCTGGCATGTTTCCAACGTCTACATAGAAAATACGTCTTTCTGGAGCACGTTGTATACGATAGATAATAATCGCATCTTCAAGCAATTCTTTCTGCTTGTAGACTTTGAAAACTGATTCTAGTAGAGAATTACCAAATGGATAGTTGTTATCCATACCTTCTGATAATGAGATATGAATTACATTGTTAGCATCAACTGTGACTTCATTTACTCCGTTGCTAAAACGTGTGCCGGGTGGACGAGCAGCGTCACCTACAAAACCGCGACCTTGACCACCTCCGCCGGAATAAGTGCTTGTACCACTAGGTGCTGTATTAGTAGTACCATGTGGTGTAACTGCAACCATGTCTTTAAAATTAAAGTTGATATCTCTAATTGTATATTGCTCAGGAAGTTTGCCTTCACTTTCGTTTACAATAATTTTAGATACTTTAGCAGCATCAACATATAACCATTTTTTAGTTTCAGGATCACGTAGGAAAAAACAATCTCCGTATTTGAAAGCATTACGCACAATACGGAAAATTCTAGTTTCAAATTGTTGTTGTTTTGTCCACTTCTGTAATGCGTCTTTAATCAATTTAACTTCGGTCGAAGTTGGTGCGCCACGGAAGTGTGTATGGAACGGTGTGGTGTTTTCTTTATCTTTCTGTGTGCAAAATTCTGCCAAAATGTCTAGGGCTGCATTGACTTCGCTGTCCATATCCATAGTATCATACTGCATATATCTTTCAATACGATTTGGACTACCTGTATAAACATCTGGTAGATAACTTGAATAATTTGTACGAGCAGGGCCTGGACGGCCAGCACCAGAGATTGGACTATATCCCGAATCTTTATTATTAGCGTTTACTGGTGTGAAGTATTTTTTCCAACTCATTATATTATCCTAATTAAACAGACTTGTATAGATTGCCTGACAGTCCGTTTGTTGCTCTATATGTTTCATATGTATTCGACTGTGTTACAGCGGCATGTTTTATTAATTGATCCATCTTAGTATTTAAGCTAGCGAGCAACGATGCCGGGGATTCTTGAGTAGAAGGAGCAGGAGCACCACTACCACCTTTGCTGGTTTCTGCTTTGGCTTTGGCTGCTTCTTCTTCTTTTTTGGCTGCTGCTTCAGCTGATGCTTTTTTCTGATCTGCTTCTGTTACCAATACTCCAGTGCCTGACGAAGCTGCCGCAGATGCTGCTGGTTTATCTTTAATATATGCACTGCCTTGTTGTTTGGCAAAATCTACTAATAGGTCATTTTCGTTGGCATTGAGATTTAGTTTTTTCTGTTGTTCTTCGGCTTGTTTTTTATTAGCTGCTTCTAAACCTGCGGTATTTTTTTGTTGTTCTTTTATATTTTTAAGATCTAAAGCGTTCTTGGTTTTATTATTTTTAGCCTCTTCATTGGCATCTTCATTTCTTGCCATAATGCGATTGACCGCCATCCTACCTTCAATTTGATTAGCAAGTTGTTCTCTTTCAGCTTTTTGATTTGCTATATCCTGTTCCGTTTCGGCGATAGCATCTTTCATATCTACACCAGGTAGATAATCCAATACCTTTAAAAATCCTAATTTTAAGAATGAGAAAAATGTTTTAAATCCTTCCCCCACGTAACGAAATGCATCTTTTACAACTTCGAGATCCCCACCGAATCTTTTAAATATCATCCACAATGCTGTGGCCGCAGCAACAATAGCTAATATCGGCCATGTGGCTGCTAATACTGCGCCAGCCATTGCGACCAACCCAGCTACCACTGGCAGTTGTGCGGCAGCCTGTGCAACGTCCATGGCTACTTTTGCCCAGCCAATTACCGTAGTGGCAGCGATCCATGCTCCATATGCTGCCAATCCAATACCTAGTCCTACTAATATAGGAGTTAGATTATCAAATATAAATTCACCAATGGCTATCAATGGTGGTAACAGAGTTTCACCGATAGCAACAAATACCGGCAGCAGATCGTTAACTGCTTTCATAATCCCTGGTATTACATGATCGATAAAGAAAGCTGCAAGCGTTTGAAAGATAGGATACACGTCGTTGGCTATGAATTCGCCTAGGTTTTTAAACGCTGGCTCTAATGTGTTGACTAAAATTCCGCCAATGGTTGTTACAATACCTGCCAATAAAAAGAATCCTGGGACTACTGTATTCTGTACAAAGGTCGCTACCATGCCAAACGTTTTCATCAGTAGATCTAATAGTCCACTGTTTACTAGAGCCATTTGGAATCCGTTGCTAAATTTTGCCAGTGTCTGTTGAGCTTCCTGCATGCGTTTGTTCATCGCATCAGTTTCTTCTTGAGCTTTGAGTTGTGCTTTTTCTGCATCGGTTAATGCGTCTTTGTTCATGGCTGCGGCATTAT